TTATTGTTTAGGTTCAACAATAGAGTCTAGAGAATCCTTAAATTTCTTCTGTATTAACTTTCTAGAATTACTAACAGAAGATTGATGTTTGTTTAATGCATCCTCAAGAATATCAATAGATTCATTTATATCACATCCATATTTTTCAAACATATAAATTATATAAAATGTTTTTTGATCATAATATTCAATATGTTCTTTTTTGTCTTTATATATCTTTTCAATTTTAAAATAAAGATTACTATATTGTATTGCATTTTCTAATGTGAAATTTTCTCCTCTAAAAATTTCATCATAATATTCTTGAAATAACTTTTTCTTTTGGTTAGATGCTCTATCAGGATATCCATTAACCGAATATAGTATTTGAGCTAATCTTTCTTTTGATATTCTATTTTCATATGTATAATCATCATCTCCAATCATACCTGCTTTTCTAACATATAATATTCCATTTGCTTTGAAATATTCTTCAATCTGAATTTGTATGCTATCTACTGATTTCAAATCGGCTGGTGAAATTGAATTTTGACTATTCGTATACTCTGCTATTTCATTTTTTAATTCACTATCATCCTCTATTTTAAATATTCTTACTAGAATAGAAGCTTCTCTCAATTTGATAAACTTCAAATCATCTTTTTCATTTTTAAAGAACTCATATATAGACCTTAATGTTTGTCCCCCATTAACAATTTGAAAACTTTCTATTTCAAATAGATATTTCATCCCACTATTTTTAGAATCACAACTTATATTTTTTGCAGTTACTGTTATACCATTATTAAACATAAAAAACTCTTTATGTTTGCTTTTTAATGTTTGTTCTATCTTTACATTATATTCAGTTTCTCCTAAATATCCTCTAACATTGTCGTATAGCAATGAATAGTCTAATTTCTTTTTATCAATTGAATAATCATTTTCTATAGAATAATTATCTCTAAGTTCTTGATCTGATAGTGTTATCCTTATTAAATCAAACAAAGACAATCTTACAATATAAGATTTTCTGCTAGATTTCTTATCTTTTTCATAACACAAAAAATCGTCCCCTGAAATCATAAATTTACAATTTTGATTCTCCTTCTTTACATTGAAAAAACCCATAATATCATCTAAAGAAATATTAATTACTTTCATTCCATAGTTCTCTTCTAGAGTATTAATATATACATTAGAATTATTAGCATAACCTTTTGCTTCATTAGATACCATATACAATTTAATATTATATATATAATTACTATCCAATAATTCTCTTATTTTTTCTATACGAAATCTTACTTTATCGTCTAAATCACATAGCCTCTGATTATTTTGTATATACTGTAGAAACTTCATGCTAACAGATAAATCATTTTCACTTTTAGTCTTATCTTCATTAAACTTTTCTCTAAATTTAAAATTAAATAATTGTATTTCATCATCTGTTATATGTACTGCATCTATACCAAGATCATTTATTATTTCTCCATTTACAATTTTGTTATAATCAGTATCAATTATTATATCTTTTATATCATCAATATCTCTTAATCCAGTTATGTTTTCTAATATTAAATGATAAAATCCTAGCCTGGTTTTTTCACTTTCTTTTAACGAATCTACTTTTTTTATGCCTATATACTCAAACATTTTTCTACTGTATGTATTTACAATTTTAAAATCATTTATATTTGCCATAAATTCTCCTCTCAATTAACCCCCACTATTTATAACAATATTAAGTATAAGAATTTTATATACTAATAAGTTTTTTGGATCTAACTTCATTATTTTGAACTAAATATCAAATAACCTATAATAAAATTATATAGTTATATTTTATTTATATCAATTTTCTTTGATCTATTTCTACAAAAATCGTTCGACAAAATAATGAAAAAAATTTGATTATATGATATATAGAATATATTGGAGGTGACGAATTATGAATATATTAAAAAAATGGTTTGACTTAAAAAAAGAAAAAAAGGAAAAAGAATACTATTTAAAAAATTCTAATGATATGGATAACTTCAAAGCAGAGTATGAAAAAATTTTTAATTATTACAATTCAATGAAAAATACCATAAATATCGGATTGGAACAATTAAGACTTGATATATTAATCAAAAAGCAGTCTAATCCTATATTCAGTATAGCTTCTACTTTTTTTGCTGCTATTTTGTCATGCTTTTTTACTTTGGCACTTACTTCGTTTTCAGATTACTTTGAGAATTTTTTAAAATTGTCTTTGAATTTGAAACCAACAGTTATAAATGTAATACTTATTATACTTTGTTTTATTCCAGTTTTAATTAGTATATATTTTATAATTAAATTTATTATAGACATTAGTAATATGGGACTAGATATGGAGAGAAAAATCAAATTCTCACTTATTGCTCAACAAGTTCTTAATGATATGAAAATGGAACAATCAAAAAAAGAAAATGGTAACTACTTTTAGTTACCATTTCATTGAACAAACACCCCCTTCTTATTTATCTATAAAATCCAAAGCTTTGTAAAGTGTATCAAACCTATCATTACCTTTTATCATAGTATATCTTTCTTTAGTTATAGACCCTATCTTGCTGCATGCTCCTCCACCTACAACATATAAATTCTCTGTCTGACCTGGTACATAATCTTTTATATCACATATTAATATCTTTCCATCATTATACCCCCAACCAACTACGGTTGCAGGGATTTTGTCAACTTCTCCAACATAAACGATTGTATATTTATACATGATTTTATCCTCACTATTTATATTTTTATTCAATGTACCTTCTACAATTAACTTAGCAATACCTTCATATCCAAATTTCTTAGCTTTTTCACAATCCTCTTTGTTATCACAAAAGAAACTTTCTATTAATATTGCTGTAGGTTTGGAACTATTTAAAATATACAAACTTCTATCTAATTTAGTTCCTCTATTACCTACTTCTTTATCTCCTTTTTTTCTTATGAAAGGTTTAGATAGTTTATCTACTACTCTTTGTGCATATTCCTTCCCTTTTTCACTATAGTAAAATACCTCTGTTCCAAAAGCTCCTACGCCACTTGAATTTAAATGCAACTCTATAAGTAAGTCATATACTCCGCTATTAATTCTAGGTATTTTGTAAGACTTTTCCTCACTCTTAGTTTTAAACTGCTTTTCGGGGCATATTATTACATCTACCTTATGTCCTTCTTTTCTGAATGTATCTGCCAATATTGGTGCAAGAGACTTATTATATTGATACTCGTTAACTACTCCATCAGCAGAAGTACATGCTCCACTTTTTAAAATACTGTGTCCTACTGTAATACATATTTTCATTATTTATTTTCCTCCTTTAGTTGTTTATAAACTTGATTAGCTCCTATTGCTACTCCCCAACATAAAATTCCTTGTAAAATTGAACTTGGATTAAATCCTAGCATCCATATTGAAAATACTATTCCTAACACAAGCAATATAATTGGAATGTATTTATTATCTAGTTGCTTATATTTCTTAAATCCAAACCCTAATACATTAAGAGCAACTACTAGCAAAAGCAGTTGCTCGGGTATGAAACTTATTAAATTATCCATATCTTAACCTCCTAATTAAAATATTCCTCTTTGTATTGCAAATATAAAGAATCCTACAAGGGTTGTAATCATTGTTCCAATTAGCCATTTAAGCATACTTGTAAGTGAGTTTAAATTCTCACATAATGCTTTTAACTCTGCTTTAGACTCTATATTTGCTACTTTTAATTCGTCTATTTCATCATTATGTTTATTTATTGTTACTTCATGTCGTTTCAAATTGTCTTTGAAAAGTTCTTCATTCATGAAAACCTCCTTATTTTGTATTAAAATAAGACTTAGAGGTTATCTAAGCCTTATAAACATTTTCTAGTATTCACTTAAGTAATTACAATATTACTCTTACTTTTTTATTTATTGAAACTTAATTCTATAATTCTTTTATTGTTAAGTTCATATACTCTCTATTCTGTTTGCTATAATCTATACTCCTATATTCAAAGTCTGAGTAATTTAATTCTATTTGTTCTATTCATTTTATCATCTCATTTATTTAAATTTTATAGCATACCAATTACAAGTTGTATAATCATCTTGAGTGTAAATAGGAAGATAAATACCATTTTCGTTCATGTAAGGCGTTCCTTTGTCAATGTGAATTACATTTCCAGTAGCATCATAACTAGTCTCGCCAGGTTGCCCCCTAAAAGAAAAAAATGATACTACACCAAAATCTTTATCAAAAACACCTTTACAAGCAAATGTAAAATTAAAACGAAAATAAGGATAAGAAGTTTTGTGGTTTTCAAAAGCGACAAAGATATTAGGTATAAAATTTAATCCGGTTACTTTAATCCAGCGATTGTAAGCACAACTTTTACCACCATGATAATCAACTTCAAAAAGCGTAGCACTACCTTCGGCTTCTAAAGTAGCAGTAGTTCCACTTGCAACTTTATATTTAGAGTTTAATTGATTTATAGTATTATTAGCTTGTGTTAACTTATTTGTTAAATTTTCAATACTAGCATCTCCACTATCAAATGATGCCTTTATTTTTTCTGATAACTCTACCAATGTATTATTTAAACTTGATTCAATATTTTTCAACCCTAATACATTTATTATAGAAGTTTTACCATTTATTAAACCATCTTTCATTTCACTAACTTTTGTTGCTATATCTTGTAGACTCGCATCATCACCTAATGGCATTATATTTTTACTTATACTTATAACTTTTTCTGCTGTAGCATTAGTACTGTCTGTAACAACTATTTTAAGAGTGTGTAGTGCATTATCTTCTAATGTGTAGTTAATTGTTTTTTCAAGAGTTAAATCTGTTGTTATAGTTTCTTTTAGTACATCATCTATAAATACTTCTATTTTAGTTAATAATGCAGGATCTGTGTGGTCAGCTTTAAATGTTGCTTGTGTGGAGTTATAAGAGGATATAGTTAGAAATGGCATTGATTGTAGTAAAGTTATTTTTGCTTTACCATCTGAATAGCCCCCAGAACCACCAGTATTTCCACCTGTCGTCATAACTACATTATCAAAATAATATTCAGAGGTAGGAATATACCCTTTTGGTTTATAACTATCTTTAGTTAGAACATAACCACTTCCACCACCACTTCCATAACCAGAACCATTAGAACGAGAACCACCAAACCAGCCACCACCACCGCCAGAAAAACCAGAAGGATTGCCAGGTTTAGCACCTTTGCCAAAAAAACCATCGCAACTACCATCATCGAGACTACCTTTGCCACCTTCATATTGCGTACCACCATGAGATGGAGTACTATTAAAATCTCTACCAATAGTACCTTTTAAACCACCACCATCGCCTCCTCTATATCTGTCTATTGTTCCACCACCACCGCCAGCAACAATTATACGTGATAATAAGCTTTGTGGATTATCCCAAGCACCATTAATAAGTCTTATATCAGTAGCTCCTCCTCCACTTGAGGAAGTAGCATATCCTCCACCATTAAAAGTATTGCCTTTTTTACCATCTAAACCAACATAAACATATAAAATAGTTTCTTTTTTCAATATCAATTCACCACTAGTATAACCACCATAGCCATATTGAAATCCACTTGAAAGTGGAGTGCCATAAGCACCACCCCTAGCACCCCAACATTCAAGTTTATATTTACCTGGTTTTAATATCACACTTTGTTCACTTCCTGTATAATTAAATTCATAAACTGTTGCCATTTAATCCACCTCTTTCTTAATTTATGGTTTTATTGTACCTAATTTTAAAACCATAAACGTCTGCAAAGTGCAGATGAAGTGTAGGCAAAATGTAAATGAATTTATATATTTTTAGGAATAAAAAAAGAACCTTCTATAATGTTGGTTCTGCTCCTTCTACTACTCCACTATTTTCTATAATATAATCCTCTACCGCTTTTCTATACTCTGTATTAGTTACATCATCCAGTTTAAAAACTCGATTTTTCAACGGATTCATCCCTTTATTTAATATCCTTTCTGCTAATATTCTTACTACAACATTATTTATACTCATTATAAAATTCCTCCTCCGATTTCTTGATTTATTAATAAAAGTAATTGATTTTCTAACTCTTGTTTTTCTTTTTCTGCTTCACTTACATATACTGGTATTTCTTCTAAGATAGGTTGTTTAGTTTCTATATTTATACCTATAACTCTGTTTTTAGCATAATCAATACTTCCATAATCTATATCAATCCAATTCAATTCAGTTATTTCATTATGTTCTAATACGTCTCCTGTTGCTTCTCCTGTCTGTAGCAATATTTTTCCTGTTTGGTCATAGATTATTCTATTTGCTCTATTCATTTTATCACCTCTTTTATATAAATTTTATAGCATACCATTTATATGCAAAATCGTAATTATTAAAAGCAGGAAGTTGAACACCCCTGCCATCAACATAAACATCTTTTTCATTAAGATTATAAATGCTACCATGTGAGGAAAAAGTTGAATCTGTTTGACGTCTAAAATACGAAGAAATTACATAATCTTTACTAAAAACACCATAACTAGCAAAAACTAAACTCTTAGTTAAATAACTATTCCTTGTAAAATCGCACTCAGCTATAAAAATATGAGGAACAAAACCGAGATTGCTAACATTAATCCAATAATCTTGGGTAGTAATATAACCACCATTATAAAAAGTAGCAGATAAACTTGGTTTATTGAGTTGATAAGTAATTCCACTAGCAACTTTATACTTAGTATTTAACTGTGTTATAGTATTATTAGCTTGTGTTAATTGATTCATCAAATCTTGTAAACTAGCGTCTCCGCTATCAAAACCTACCTTGATTTTCTCTGACAATTCAACTAAGGTATTATTTAAACTTGATTCAATATTCTTTAATGCCAATACATTTATGATACTTGTTTTCCCATTTCTAAATCCTTCTCCAATTTCTACTAATTTAGATGATATATCTTGTAAAGTTGCATCAGTTTGAAGTGGCATTATTTCTTTACTTATACTCAAAACCTTCTCAACAATTGCATTTTCTGCATCTGTAGCTACTATTTTAAGTGTGTGTATTGCATTATC